TCATGCCGCTCTCAGCTCGATGTAAGCACGGCTTACCATGCTCATAGACCAGCCTGTTTCAACGCAAATCTTGCGCTTCATACGCCTTGGGATATCGTGCGGCATGGCTTCGAAAGCGCTCTTTGCGGTAGCGGCCAACTGCGCTTGCATCCCCTCAATCTCTCGCGCCTGGGCTTCTAGGGCGTCGGCTGCTTCGTCCATGTTGCCGATAAAGTCGTCCAAGACTTGTTCAATTGACCGGCCATTTGTGTTCGCACATTGCTTGCGCAGCCGCTCAATCAGTTCTGCATGTTTGCTCATTGGACATCCTCCTTGAGTTTGCGGATGGCGGCGGCGCATTCTCCATACTCATGCCATTTGGTGAGGCCGTAGTCATCGCGGGCGATGCTCTCGCACACCTTCGCCGCTTCTTCCAGCGCATCCCGCCGTGCCTCGGCCTCAATGGCGCGTGCGAATCCACGGCACATCGCCAGCGGGGCGCCCTTCATGTCGCCCCATCGGGCGAACGCTTCCGCGTCGATCAGCTTGTCACTCAGCGCCATGCTGGCCTCCTTTGGTGATGCCGTGTACTGCTTCCGCATACCGCAAACCATTGATGAAGTCTGCTTGATGCCTCGCAGAAGCAAAGGTGTAACCTGCTTCGGACAAGACTTCTTTCACCTGTACATCGGTCAACGGCTCCCGTACTGGCGCAGGCTGCGCGCGCGTATTCCACTGCGCTACAGCGTCTAGATGCCAAGCACCAGTGTCTGGGTAGTCTCTGCGGGTTTCGCCAGAAGATGCACCGCAGTTTGCACAGTAGGCAACACCCCATCGGTGCGTTGATCCATCTTGAAACTCAAGAGGGCCAGAATGTCCGCAAAACGGGCACGGTAGCGCATCGCTCGGGCTCGGCGTTTTGGTGTCGGTCATTGTGTAGTCCTTTGCAAAATCTCGCGCTCCAGAATCGCCACATGCCTTTCCACCTGTTCACAAAGGTGGTCTGGTAGTGGCTTCCCTGTCATCAGGATTGCGCTCTCAATTGCTGACAGCAGGCGCATCATTGAAAGCAGTTCTGGTGTGGTCATTTGTCGTCCTCTTGGTGGGTGGCGCGGTCTGCTTCGAGCCTGACCCCGCACATGGGGCAGTAGGTGGCAAAAAAGAGAGCGGGCTTCTTTCGCAATTTGTCGTCCGCTTTCACGGTCGCAAGAGCGATTCGTTCCGGGCCATCCCCAAACGTGATGACGCCCATCAACGCGGTGTTGTGCTCTTTCAGGAGTGCATTCACGCGCTCGACGCAATCGTGTTTGCTCATGCTGCACCTCCCCGCTGGGCGGCCAGGGCGGCGTCATGCAGACGCTTGGCGCGGTTGTAGCCGATGAACAGGTGGTGCTGAATATCTCGCACGTTGCAGTTCACCAGCACCTCGTTCAGCCAGTTTGCGGCACCCTGCAGCGGGTCTGCATCCACCGCCCACGCTGCTACTGCAGGCTGTGGGGCGGCGTAGAGAATGTCCTCTGCAACGCAGTGGTTCACGGTGCCGCTTTGGTTGAAGGCGTCGTTCTGAGCGTCCTCGCCTACATACTCGGAGTCGCGGCATGCCTCCCATCCCTCTTGCCATGCGCGCATCAGAATCTTTGCGCGCGGGCTTTCAAAGTTCTGTAGCGCGGCATCCGCCACCGGCTCTTGTCCCGCAGCAGGCAGTGCCATGGAGGCGCTTGGAGCGTGAAGTGTTGCCGGAACTCGTTCAAGCCTTTGCAATTGTTCAACGCCTGCTTTCTCACAGTAATCGCAGTGCTTCTCGCTCCGGCAGTTCAGTGTGTCTTTCCCGAAGCCTGTTTGCTCTGCGGGCCAGTGGAGCCACAAGGCGCTGCACTTTGGACACTGGAGCGGGGTGACTGGGCGAGCTGATGGGGTTTGGATATGAGACATGATGCGGTCGTAAAAGTGTTTGGATAAGTGGGTGTCTGAATCGCCGTCATCGGACGCTTGCACAATCTGGCGCAGCAGCTCATCGCCAGCAGCAGGCAGTGACAGGGATGCGCGGGCTTTGCGGTCTGCATCAATCGCGTCACGGATTAGGTTGTGGATTGGCGCCAGCATGTCACGGTCGATATATCTCCGACATGCTCCGTAAATGTGCTGCTCCACAGCATCAAAATCTGGCAGTTGCGGGTAGTCGCGCTCAGTATTCGTGTTCTCAGCCATACGGCCTCCTTGGGGTGAAATCAGGTCGCGGCGCATGTGGTTATTGCGCCGAATGCTATGAATTAAGTAGCGATTTAATCGCCAGCCCACACGCCATCGGGCCGCATTTGTGCGAGTGCCTGCAGCTGCACCAGCGCGCGTTTTGCATTGCCCTCCGTAGGCTCCCAGTAGTCGGGGTGTGTGTCGTCGCCAAGCTGATCTATGGCGCTCTGCAGCACGGGGATGGATTGCGCGCCCGTCAGGCCGTAGATGGATCGGATGCCGCCCACCAGGCCATCTGCAGTGTGGTAGTTGTCGTCCTTGCCGGGTACTGCTGGCCGTGTAGGAAACACGCGGTAGTAGTGACGGGCGAAGTTCCACGTCACGTTCAGATGCGCCTCGGTGGTTCCGCCCACCTGGTAGGTGCCGCCGCGCATGTGGTGTGGAGCGTCCAGCTGCAGCGTTTGGCCGGTTACGGGGTCACGCAGAGATATGTCGTAGCTCATTGGTTTGTGGCCTCCTTGGGGTGCAGCGCGTTTACTTGCGCGCAAGATTTGCGATGGAAATAAGCACTTCTCGGAACGCGGGAGGTGTTGCGGCGGCTTCTCTGCGCGAAAGCGTGGGCTTGTTGCGCGCCTTTCCGCGTTGGTCATGGAACCCAACTTGGTGTGTTCCTTTTGGGCGCTCCCAGCGGAGATCTATAGGTCGTTCATCGCCGAAGTAGTAGAGCCATGTTGCTTTGTTGGCCCTATGCCCATAGGCGGATTGCCAGACCTCACAGACCCATCCGCCGGTGACGCAACGGTGCCACCCTGTGCCATGCGGCTTGGTCAGTCCGTGAAACTCAAACGCTCTGCTTTTTGCCGGGTGCTCAAGCACCCCGCCGAACTGCTGAACGCAACGGAGAGCGGATCGGAAACACCCAAGGTCATTGCCCGGTCGGTTGTGTTCGCCGCCCCAACGTGCAAAGTTGACTGCAGCCATTGCGCCCCAGCGCTGGCATGGCGGGTGAGCAACAATTGGCCAGGGCCCAGCGTACTTGCGAGCGTCGCGGGCTTCATCCCACGGATCAACATCCGGCAAGCCAAAGTAGGCGCCGTCTTTCTCAACGTAGAGTGCTGCGATCAATTCAGGCTCCAGAAACAAGCGAGCCCGCTGGGTGGCGGGCTCTGTGGGGTGGGGTGCTGCTCAGGCGATCTGCTCAATCGTCTGGATGTTTTTCAGGTTGATGACTTCGCCACCGTCGCACTTCACGCGCGCCGTGGCCAAGCGGTACGCCTCCTGGTGCTCTCCGTAGGACACCTGGCGCAGCTGGAATTCGTGGGCGACTACCAGCATGCGTATGGCATCCAGCTCAGTGGCGCGCAGCGCGCCCGACTTCCAGCCTTTCGGGCTGTCCTGGCGCGTGCCGATTTCTTCCAGGGCATCCAGTGCCGCTTTCAGATCGGATCTCAGGCCTTTGACCACGCCACCGTCCTCGATGGCCATGCCCACGTTCACCAGGGTGCACAGGCGCAGCCAGTCCTTGAAAGTGCCCTTGCCAACTCGAAACGCCTCCACCGCCCGGCGGCTGGGCACGATGTAGTGCTCAATCTCCGGCTTGGTGAGCTTGGTGGCGTTGCGCATGGCCACGTTTACCGGGGACTCTGGAAGGTCGGTGACGAACTTCATCCACTCGGGTTGTTTGCCCTTTGCGGCAAGTCGGCGCATCTGGCGGTTCACTTCCGCCCCCTGTAGTGCAGCTCCTTGCCCTCGTACCGCCCGCCCATCGTGCTGTTCAGGATGGGGATGGTCTGGTGGTCGGACAAGTCGATTCGTTCCTTTGCGCGCTGGGCCTCCCACTTTGTAAGGGGGACTGGATTGGACAGGGCGAAGCCTGCGGGTTTCTTTGGTGTGGTCATGGGGACTCCATGAAAAAGCCCGCACTGGGCAGGCTTTGGGGTTGGGGTTGCTGGGTGGGTCAGAAGGGCGGCATGTCGTCATCGAACCCGCCGCCCTGTGGCGCAGAGCGCTGCGGCTGCGGTGTCTGTTGCCCGTCGCGCGGCTTCGGGTCGTTGAGATAGGCCCAGCCGTCCCAGCCGATAGGCACCGCCTCCAGCTTGAGCATCAGTCCTTTCTTCGTTTCGACCACAGAGCCCAGCGTTTGATAGCGGCTCTTCTCTTGCCCGTTGCTATCGGTGTACTTGCCTGTGACTGCGGTTACTTCGTATTTGCGTGCCATGGTTGGCCTTTCTAAAGTCCCGCCAGCCAGCCCGGCGGGTGTTGGTTAAACGGGGTGCTGCTCCACGATTTCGCGGATGGTCTTTTCGATGTAGGCGTTCGCTGCCTGCACCTTGATCTTGATGCGCTCCTCTGCGGCCATGTCCCGCTGATAGAGCACGCGGGTCACGCGCAAGGCTGGGTTGATGTGCGACACGTAGTGCAGCGATTCATCCTCATAGCCGATCAGGTCGGGCGGGGTATCCACAAGGCACCATGCCACTTCAAACTCGGGCTTGTCCCACAGCCACATGTACGCGCGGCCCTGCCATTCATAGTCGTTGTCATGGGCCTGCGCGGCAGTTGCCGGGAACGTCGCCAGCGACCACGCGGACTTAATGTCCGTGATCCGGTTCGGCTGCACGATGTCGCACTCTCCAGTAATCCATTCGTTGTCCCGGCGCTCGGCGTTCTTCTCGACTGAGGAAAAGAACACCGAGTTGTATAGGTCGATGGAGTCTTGCTCGACCATCTGCCCCTTTTCGGTGAACTTGCTGGAGAACGTCTGCTCGTAGCCGTAGACGAATTCCTTTGCAAGCTGGTCAAGGTAGGTCTTGGCCCCGGCCGAAAGGGATTGCTCTTTCAGTGGCGCCAGCATGGCCTTTTCCTCGTCGGTCTTCTTGGTCTTGCGCGCAATGGCCGCCAGGTCATCTGTGAGCAAAGCCGGGTCGATGGACTGAGCATCCGTCATGATCCGGCCTAAGCTGGATGCGCGGAACTTGAATGGCTTCATGCGGGCGCATCCTCTGCCACGCCAGCCGCCGCTACTTGTAGCTCTTGCGTTAGCCATTCATCCTGTTCTTGCGTCAGGGCGAAGTTGCTGCGCAACTTCTCTGCCGTGTATTCCCCGGCCTTGATCTTGTCCACCGCCGCCTTGAGTCGTTCATCGGTGATCTTGGGCAGCGTGCGCTTTGCCACGGTCGGACGGATGCGCAGGCACTCCACGGTGTCGCCCGCGAGCTTCGTTGTGCTGGCAAACAGGGTGATGGGCTTGCCTGCCCAGTCCTCGATATACGGCCCGTAGAGCTTCGCAATGCTCTTCTGGTTCGTGCTGTTGAGGATCATCGGCTTCTGGTTCTTGAGGTGCGCCACAGTGCATTCCTCTTTCTTGCCGCCCGTCCCGGTGATGACTTCACGCGCAACATGGGCGATAACAACAGTCAGGTCTTCGCCTTCGTTGAGCGAATAGGCGCCGATGTAGTCGGGGTTCATCAGGCGCTTGTAGTGCGTCTTGCTCATGGTGTTCTTTCAGTAGTGGTGAATCACCCGCCCGACACAACACACGCATACCGAGCGGCTGCAATGGGTTTGTGGCACTGGCGGTAAATCCGGTACAGCGCCCGGAACTCTTTCAGGCGCTTCACTTCCCCGCCTCCTTCGCCGCCTGATGAATCGCATCAGCCAAATCAGCCTGCACCGCTGCATACGTGTCCACATCGCTTGTGCAGCCGGTGAAAACCAGCACTGCCAGCGCTGCGGGAATGAGCAGCCAGCCAGTGCGGCAGAAGGCCCACAGCACGCGCTTGTGTAGCGGTGTGCGGTACACCTCAATGGCAAGGGCCATTTGCGCCTGCGTCTTCCCGAAGCCTGGGCAGGTGCGGGCAAAGGTGCTGGTGTTGTCGTCAAGATAGGAAGGGGCGCGGTTCATTCGTCTACCTCCGCTGTGTGATAACCATGCTTGTCTGCCAGTGCTTTGACCACAGCAATGCACGACTGCACTCCTGCGGCGCAACCGTCCATCAGTGCAGCAATTACCTGCTCGTCGTGGTCCCGGTAGCTCAGGCCGTCTAGCAGGCGGTCGTACTTGCCGAGCCGTGCTTCAAAGACGGCAACCGCAGCAAGCCGTGCTTCTTCAATCTGCATCAGCTCGTCGCGCTTGGATCGGCGGTCTTCTTCGGCGGCGCAGTACGCCATGTCGATTTCAAAGGCCATTTGCAACTCCTTTGCGCAGATCGCGCTTGATTTCTTCAATACGAACCCGCAGCCACCCAACTTTCTCGGCAAGTGCTGCGCATTCGACTGCGCTGCTTTCAATCTCATACGGCTTGCTGCGCACCGCCTTGCCGCGATGGTTCTGTATCCAGTTCTGTTCATCGAATGGCTTGATCTCGCGCCCGCCAGCTTTTGCTGCCATGTCCTGCAGGCGCTTATGCGCATCCCTTGCTTCTGCCAGCGCGCCAGGAGGTATGCCCATCACCCGCCAACCTTTGTGAAAGCTCTTTTCCTCCGGCTTTGGCTTTGGAGCTGTCTTTTGCTCCTTCTTGAGCGCCACCGGGTCAGGCAGCACATCGCCATTCACGTTTACGAATGTCAAAGCCATGGTTGCTCCAGAAAAGAAAAAGCCCACCTAAGTGGGCAAACCCCTGCGCATGGCAGGAGGGGAGGGAGAGGGTGGCCCCGGCGCTTGGCCGGGACGGTGGTTACGTGATATCTGGCGATGTGATGAGCCTGCCAACAGGGCACCCCGTCAGCTTTTCGAATTCCGTGCGCGCTTTTCGGATGGCGTCGACCACCTCCGCCTCCCCAGGGTATTCGCGGGACAACTCCACGCCGACAACCCAGTCCGATCGGTCGCTGTCGTAGTAGGGGGATGCATAGTCCAGCTCGCCGTCGTCAAGCATTTCGTCAATGTTTTCCAGCTCTGCTAACTCTTCGTATGGCACGCCGAAAAGCAGCTTGACGCTCATTGAAATTCCCATGTCGTTCTCCTGTTGAAAAACAAAAGCGCCTCCGTGAAGCGCCTTTGTTTTTGCCCCGCGTTAGCAGGGCTGCCGGTTACGCAATCCGGCGGTATTGCACCCGCGTTTAAGCCCGATGTATGCCGCTGGCGCCGTCCACCGCGCCGCAATGCGGATGGGTCGCTTTAGTCCAGCTTGCTAGCTCCGATCTGAGGCTGCGTGTACTTTGTGGCGGCGTCTCCTGGCTATCACGGGGTGGGCGCTCCCGCAGCCATCGGCCAACTTGAATCCCATGCCGTCTGTCGCGCGGCTTTCGCGTGCTGTTGCTGTGTGGCCGGGTCATCCGGCTCAGGTGGGTTGCATGTGTTCTCCTTCGCAGCGCTTGGCTGCCTGGTGGTTGAGGTGCTATCGCCCGCACCGGTAGGGGCAGCTCGTTGGTCTCACGCGGTGTGCTCTGCCGCGTCGTCGGCACCTCGCGGCGCCTTCGCTTACTCCGTTTACCCACTTCGGGGACTGGAGACGGTTTCCCGCGCCACGCGCTGTTGATCACTGCGGGCGGCTATTGCTCGGTCTCTATGTGTGAAGGTGATGTGAAGGGCGGGCAGGGCGCTACTCCTGCTCCGGACAGCTCACGGTGTCCCGCGCCGGTTCCTCGTGACTTTGTTGCACTCGCGTGCTGCACCAAGCGTGTCTCGTCCTCCGCTGTTTCCAGCATCAAAGGAGCTGGCTTCCACGCCGCCGCCCATCACATCACCCTCAGTTGTTAAAGACCTGCCGGTGATCGTTCGATGCCGCTTCACCCGACCGCTGCGTTTTGCTGCGATGGGTGAATTAAACACCACGTTTAATCCGTTGTCAAACGTTTTGTTTAGTGCGGACGAAAAAAAACCACCCGAAGGTGGTTTGCTTGGAGCCGTGGCGCCTAGCGCATGAGGCCGCCCGCATCCTTGCAGTTGAAGGCTTTGAAGTCATCGATCTGGATGGCCTCGCCAGACCCCACCGGACGCGCCCAGGCCCAAAGGCCTATCTGTTGCGACAACTTGATCTTCACCACGGCATTAGCCCCCAGCTTGCGGGCTTCGTCGGCAAGGTGTGGCACCAGTTCTGACTGATGCCCATACCACTGCTTGCTGGCCTCAACATCTCCGATAACCCGGTGCTTCACATCGGGCGACAGCGGAGCCTCCATCAAGCACACCGGCCCGGTGTATGCCTCCGTTGCCGCACTAGACGCTGGCGCTGGCTTCGATGAAGAGGTTGTGCCGCAGCCAACCAAAAAAGCCGCCATGACAGGCAGCGCGATTGCTACTCGTTTCAACATTCCGTTCCTCCAAAAAACACTAAAACTCTTCGCCGCGCCAGACTTTCACCACGCGGGCAAAAACCTCAAAGTCCATCCCCTCGCTGATGTCAAAAGGGTCATACAGCGTGTTGTAGCTCTTGGCGCGGATGATAAGGCCGTGCGCCGTTGGGATGCGCTGGAGCTGCTTAACGAAGCCCTCTTCACCCACGCGAAAGAAGTAAATCCCATCCACATCCGCCCGAGTGATCCCCCTGTCCACCAGCAGTGGGTCGCCTGGATTGAACAGGGGCTGCATGGATGGCCCAAAGCCCGTGACGATTGCAAGGTTCTTCACCGAAGTGATGCGATGCACGTTCTCTTGCGCCCAGCGTTCTGATACGCGCCATTCTTTGATTACACCTGGTTGCTCTGCCAAGACGATCCCTCTCCCCATCGATCCTCCGGTCTCAAACTGCCGGATCACCACATCATTGATTTCGTTTTGTAACGAATGTGCGGAGGGTATGACGTTTACACCAAGTGGTAAAGAACTATGTGTGCTTACTGACTCTGATTGCTCTGGTTCTTGATGTCGGGATTTGCCTTCTCCCGTGAGAACCCAAAGGGAAGGGATTCCAAGCATCTGCTCCGCCTTGAGTGCACCAGCGCGGGAAACTCCGCGCCGACTCCAGTTGGTCACGACCTGGTCTGACTCATTAAGCCGCTTCGCCAGGGCGGATGGACCAATCACTCCCTTGTCAGCAGCAGCAGCCAACAGGCGCGCCATCGTCACATGCCTAGTCTTTTCGTTCATGGGCTGGATTGTTGGGTAGCTAAACAAGATGTTGCTACACGTTTCGTTTGACATTTGACTAAACATGGCGTTTAATATCGCCATGACTGACGCAGAACTGATCAAAGAACTTGGTGGCCCAGCCAAGCTGGCTAAACGTCTTGGCTATGACCAGGGCGGTGTGCAGCGTGTGCAGAACTGGGTGAAGCGGGGTATTCCGCCCGCCGTGAAGGTTCAACACCCATCCCTGTTTCTGCGCTCTCTGCGCCGCGCCAAGCCCACCCAAGCGGCCTGAGCCATGAACTTCCATCTGTGTTTTGTTTTGCATGACCCAGATGGTCTTTTTTGCGCCTGAAACCGTCACCCCTTATTCCCCCTAAGACTTACGGAGCCGCTCATGAAGTTGTTTTATGACGATGAGTTTGACGCAATCGCGACGGCCATTGGCAACAGTGGCAAGCCATTCAAGCTGGTTGCCGCGCACATGTTCCCAGACATGAAGCCCGAGAGTGCCTATGCCCGTTTGAAGGACTGCTGCAGCCCCACAGGCACGCAGAAGCTGTCGTTTGGCCAAGTGATGCGCCTGATGGCCTATTGCGAGTGCTACGACCCGCTGTATCACGCCTGTGACGAAACGCTGCACGCCCGCCCAGACCGTAAGGCGCCTGAGGACGAGGCCGTGAAGCTGGTGGAGGTCATGAACTCTGCCGCCCAGACGATGGAGCGCGCCATGCGTGCCATGGAACACCTCAAGGCCCGTGGCGGCATTCGGGCGGTCGCATGAGTCTCTGGCCCCGCAACAAGCCCCTGTCGCAACCACCGCACTTCCGCACTGGTGAGCCGGTAGCCACAGGCCCATCCGACAACGAACTCGCCCAGCTTATCGACAAGCGCCGCGACCTGGCCGCAAAGGTTGCCGGTGTGGACGTGGAAATCTGCATGGCACTTGGCGACCGTGACGGCGCACGCAAGGCCATGGAAGAAATGAAGGCTCAGACCCTGGCCCGCCAAGGCGCCAAGTTCGCAGCCTGGGAAGCGAGCCACTGATGGCGAACCCATGGTTCCGCATGTACGCGGAGTTTGCAACGGACCCCAAGGTGCAGAGCATGCCAGAGGCAATGCAGCGCCGCCTGACGATGCTGTTGTGCCTCCGTTGCAGCGACGTTCTTGCAACGTTGCAGGACGATGAATTGCAGTGCGCAATGCGCATAAGCAACGAAGAATTGGCAGAAACCAAGGCGCTGTTCATGCGCAAAGGCTTCATTGATGACGCCTGGAATTTGCTGAACTGGGACAAGCGTCAGTTCAATTCTGATAGCAGCACAGAACGCAGCCGCAGGCACCGCGAGGCAAAGAAGGCTACTGAAAACGTCATTGCAACGTCATGCAACGTTGCAGCAACGCCCCCAGATACAGATACAGATACAGATAAAGAACCTAACGGTTCTGTCGGCAGCGCCGACCGTTTGCCACGTTGCGACACGCAAGCCCTGGTCGACCTTTACCACGAAATCCTGCCTGAGATGCCGCGGGTACGGCTGATGACAGACGCCCGACGCAAGGCCTTGTCCACGTTTTGGAAATTCGTGCTGACCTCCCGCAAGACAGACGGCAGCAAGCGCGCAGAAACCGCGGCGGAGGCGACAGAGTGGGTCCGCGGCTACTTCACGCGCGCCCGTGACAACGACTTCCTGATGGGCCGCGGCCCGAAGGCTGCCGGGCATGAAGGCTGGACCTGCGACCTCGACTTTTTGCTCACCGACAAGGGCAAGCGCCACGTCATCGAAAAAACCAAGGAGACCGCATGAAGTCCGATTCGCCAGAGATTCTGGCAACCCCACAGCAGTTTTGCAATGAACACACCGAGGCGGCAACGCTCTCGATTCTGATCAACTTTCCAGCGTCGTTTGACGATGTGGCTGACCGGCTCAAGCCGGAGCATTTTGTAGTTGATGACCACCGGGCCATTTACGGAGAACTCTGCCGCCAGATGGCGGGCGGCAAGGGCTGCGACCTCATCACCTTACTGGACGCCTTGGATGGCATCGTCCCTTCGGATGTGTTGATCAATGTCCACAGCTACAACGACCACACCGCCCGCGGGATCGGCAAGCATGTTCAGACCCTGATCGACACGTTTAAGGCCCGTCAACTGCACGGCCTGAGCTACAAGATGGCCGAGCTGGCTTTTGATACTGGCCCCGTGCAGGACCGCATTGATCAAGCCCAGGCAGAAGTCGCCAAGCTGGACGATGTGGAGCAGTTGGACGACTGGGTGGACGCACACACCGCGGCGATTAAGCACCTTGACCTGTTGGATCAACGCCAGGAGGGGCTACTGAAGGGGATGCAGACCGGCCTGCATGACCTGGACGAAATCCTCGACGGTGGCATCTGCCGCGGCAACCTGGTGGTAATCGGCGCACGCCCAGCCATGGGTAAAACCGCTCTGGCGATGACCATCGGCTTGCACATGGCGCAAGAGCAGAGCGTGGGCTTTCTGTCCATGGAGATGCCACACAGCGACGTGCGCGACCGTCAGGCGGCCATCCTTAGTCATGCGTCCATCGGCATGATCAAGCGCCCACATAAAGGTCTGGAGTACGACCGCATTGTGGAAGGCGTGGAGAAGGCGAAGCGACTGCGCTGGTTTGTGTCTGACAAGTCCGGCCTCAACATCCTGCAGGTCCGCAGCAAGGCCCGCGCACTCAAGCGCCGCAAGGGGCTGGATGTGCTGGTGGTGGATTACATCGGCCTTATGAGCGGCCTGGACTCAAAGCAGCCGCGGGCATATCAGATCGAGGAAATCAGCCGCGGGTTGAAAGGACTGGCAAAAGACCTGGACATGGCTGTGATCTGCCTTGCGCAGGTAAACCGCGGCGGCGTGGAGCGCCTTGGGCAGGTGCCTGGTCTGCAGGATCTTCGGGATTCTGGCGCCATTGAGCAGGATGCGGATGTTGTGGCATTCATCCACCGTCCGATTGAGGCCCAGCCAGAGCTGGGAGAGAACTTCCGTCACTACGCCCTGCTGCGCGTGGCAAAGAACCGCCAAGGCCGCACAGGTGACGTGAACCTCTACTACAACGGGCAGCACACGTCTTTCACTTCATGGGCTGGGGCCGCGCCGCAAAAGGGTGTGGGTTCGGCATCGAAAGGCTTCGAATGATCAGCTTGCCATCCAACGACTGGCGCCGCATTCGTGAGCACTATGAAGCCGTGGCGCCGCGGATCATGGCCGAGGCCAGCAACGAGTGGGCCATTGACGCCTACGCATGGGACAACGGAATGATCCGCATGACGCCTATTGAGTCATGGCTGTGGGCAGACATTCGGGAGGCCGGTGTCGTGATGTATCCGCAGTACCCGGTGAACGGTGTTTTCGCGGACTTCGCCAACCCGCGCGCAAAGGTAGCCATTGAGTGCGATGGCCGCGATTACCACAAGGACAAGGCTAAAGACCAACGCCGTGATGAAGGACTGCAGGCTCTCGGGTGGACGGTGTACCGCATCACCGGGTCCGAGTGCCGCCAGGACTTCAACGAGGAAACCATGACATCGGGCGCAGCGCGCCGCCTGGTGGACATGATCGCCCGCAACCACCGAGTGCAGAGAGGCAGGAGCTATGCATGACCTGTTAAACATGCACCCACTGGTCACCCAAGCAATCAGGACAGATGGCAAAGAACCGAATGGCTATCTGCCTCAAGGGCCCGCGCTACGTCTTTTACGGACCACAGCACAACTGTGGAAGGCACCAGCCAGTTGCACCGGAGGTTGCGGATGCAAGGGTGGTTTGGATCAACAAGGGGAAAAGTGATGGCGCAGTTTGTCAAACGATTTGAGCGCAATCAGGCTGGCCGGGATTTGATCGTCGGCGACATCCACGGGCATTTCAGCAAGCTGCAGCAGGCGCTGGATGCCGTGGGCTTCGACCCCGCAAAGGACCGCCTGTTCAGTGTCGGCGACATGGTGGACCGTGGGCCCGAGTCCGAATCGTGCCTGGAATGGCTCGCCCGACCATGGTTCAAAGCCGTGTGCGGCAACCACGAACGCATGACCATGGAGTACCACATGGGAATGATCCCGGCTGGGATGCTCGCGATGAATGGCGGCGCCTGGGCCATCGGCAAGACCGTGGAAGAGCGCCTGCCATACGTGGACACGTTCGCCGATCTGCCGGTGGCCATCGAGCTCGAAACCGAGCATGGCCTGATTGGCATCGTGCACGCGGACTGCCCCAGCCCGGAGTGGAGCCAGTTCACCGCACGTCTGAACATGGGCGGCGATGTCGCGGCAGTTGCTGCGGAGGCCGCCATGTGGAGCCGTGCCCGCTGCGATTTCATCGACTCGTCGGGCGTGAAGGGTGTGCGCGCCGTGGTCGTAGGCCACACCCCGTTCAAGAAGATGACCAGCCTGGACAACGTGATCTACATCGACACGATGGGCTGGAAGGGGCACGACTTCACCATCTTGGACGCAGCCACCCTGCGGGCGGCCGACAAGCCTTCGGCACTGGTGTGGGGCTGAGACATGCATGACCTGTCAAACATGTACCCACTGGTCCCCCAAGCAGGCAAAGGACATGGCCAAGCACCGCATGTGCCCATGCGACCTGGGCAAACCGTGGACGTACTTTGGACCCGAGCACCTGTGCACAAAGCACAGGGAGGCGCCGCCGGATGTGGTGGCCGCGCGGGTGGTTTGGGTCGGGAAGTTGTCGGCCTCACGGCAAAGGAGTGGCTGAAGTGAAACCCCACATCAAGCTGGTCTACGGCATCTGGCACTGCGGCATCAAGGGCATCCCGAACCGCTATCTGGGCATCGGCGACACCCCATCGGCTGCGTACCGTGATTGGGTCTGCCATGGATAAGCGCACCTTCAAGCTGGTGCATGCCACCGCCCGCCGCCTGGCCGTGCAGGAAGTCGAAACCGCCCCCGATGGCTACTGCGTAACTGTTTCGGAACCCACCCGCAGCCTGGACCAGAACGCGGCGCAATGGCCCTACCTCGCCGGGTTCGCCCAACAGAAGCAGCTTTGCATCAACGGGGCGATGCAGTGGGTCACAGACGACGACTGGAAAGACGTGCTGACCGCCTGCTGGAACGGTGAGATGCGCATGGCAGCCTTCGATGGCAAGGTCATCATGCTCCCGCAGCGCACCAGCACCATGGGCAAAAAGGTTTTCAGTGAGTGGCTGGAGTTCCTGATAGCCATGGCGGCCCAGTCGGGCGTGACGCCGGTCTACAAGTCGGCGGGGAGGGCGTACGCATGCTGAACTGCAAGAATCCCAAGGCCAAGCCCTGCGAGGTATGCCAGAGCCTGTTTGTGCCCGACCGCATGGGACAGGTTGTATGCCGCCCAGCGTGCGCCATGAAGAAGGTACGCCAGGACAAGGTGGCAGAGCGGGCGAAGGTCCGCACACGCAAGGAGGCCGCCAAGCGCATCCCCGAGCTGATCGCCGAAGCGCAGGCGGCATTCAATGCCTACATCCGCGCCCGCGACGAAGGCCAGCCCTGTATCTGCTGCGGCAAGCCCTTCGAGCCCATGAAGCCCGGTGGATCGGTGGACGCTGGGCACTTTCGCAGCCGTGGCGCCGCTGGCCACCTTCGCTTCAACGAAGACAACTGCTTCGCCCAGCGCAAGAACTGCAACCGCCCGGGCGGCACGACATACGCAGCCTTCCGCGCTGGCGTCGTGGCCCGCATCGGGGAAGAGCGGGTGGCAGCTTTGGAGGCTGACAACACGCCCTGCAAGTGGACACACGAACAGCTCCGCGCCATCCGGGACACCTACAAGGCCAAGCTCAAGGAGATGAAGAAATGACCAGCGACAACAAACACGAGATGGTCCTGTCCATGTTCAAGGAGGGCGAGGCCATCACCCCAAAGGACATCGCGAAGGCAGCTGGCCTGACGCCGATGCAGGTGCGCAACGCCCTGCAGAAGCTCAAGGATAAGGGCCGGGTGACATGGGAAGAGGGCGGCCTGTATCGGCTTGCGAAAGTCGTACCGGCCGAATCGGCCCTGCCCATGGTGGCGCGGGCTATGAAAAACGCACATCCGCTGCACACGATTTGGATGAACTGACCGAAAGGACCGACATGAATGAGCCCGTATTCCAAGACGCAAGCCACGCCCTGCATGTGTCCTACCTGATCCACTCACTGCCGCCCGCCACGGTCAGCCCCACGGCCATCGTGATCGACCAGCTGGTGAAAGAAAACCACGTCTGGGACGAAGTGAAACCCATGCAGGCAAAGCGGGTGAACTTCGGCGGGCTCAGTCCTCTGGAGGTGCGGGGCCAGGCGGCCCAGGTGGTGAGCATGGTCAATCACTTGCCCCATGAGGCCGAGCGCTTCGCCTGTCAGGCCATCTACGGGCACCAAGTCATCAAGGCCGATGGAGTGCGCGGGCTGGCTGCGTACTGCGCGCCGGTTCTGAGCTGCCAGAGCAAGGAGTTCGCCCTGTACTGCGCTTGGCATGTGTTCGCCACCAGCCGCCAGCGCGATGGGATGACTCAGGGCGAGATAGCAAAGCACTTCGGGGTCACTGTGGAGTCGGTGCGCGAGGCCTGCGCCGTGGTCCGCAAGTACGGGAAGGCCATGCACACTCGCGCCCTGGATGCGCTTGGTGAACGATTCTCTGCCGGTGGATTGATCGTTGACGCGGTCTATGCATGAGAAAGCTTACAAAAAGCTTGCGTCAACCGCTGGACATGGTATAAATATGCCATTCTTGGGAAAGTTGTCTCCAAGACAAGGCCCGCATGGTTCAGCCCTGCGGGCTTTTTCATTTCCGCCGCGTGCCCGAGTGGCCGAAGGGTGATGCGCCAAGGCAGGCCGGAAGCCTGCTGCAAGCAACAGGGACGTGTGGCGCGTGCAGCCGATACATGCTCCTACCTGGGTTCGAATCCCAGCGCGGCAACCACGTTCGCGGGCCTGCTGAACAACCTTGTCGGACCCGTTCCAAAAGCAGCAGCGCCCGCAACCCACAACCACCCCGGAAGCTGGACGGGAGCGCCATGACCAGGCGCTGAACTCCTGCGGCTGCCCAGCCGTTACCAGTAGAGGCGCAACGGCAGCAGCCAGCAGGGCCAGAACAAGCCCTGTAGTCCGATGGCGGGCAGAACACACAAAGGCTGACCATGGCACGCGAAGTCTCCCAAGAGTACGACTGCCCACACAGCATGGACTTCGACCTAGAAGGCGAGCGCCTGGTCTACAAGGGCCAGAGCTTCCACTGCTCAGGCTGTGGAGGTGAGCACACCGCAGGCGTGGATGTGGAGGTCAGCACCATGGTGGAAGACGGCGAAGAACGCAGCTACCCGGACTTGCCCGAGACGGCTGAGGCGCTTCGTGCGCTGGTGGCTGGCACATGACCCTAGCTCGCCTCCCCAACAGGCTGGCATCCATCGCATGGCTTACGACAACAACGACGGACGGCTAAGGGGACGCAAGCTCCAAGCCGCCCGCCTTCGCATCTGGTCCAAAGACCCGCACTGCGCAATGTGCCGCAAGCTGGTCGCCTACCCCAGAGGTTTTGAGCTGGACCACATCAAGGCGCTGCACAACGCCGAGGAAGGCTTAGACCCCAACGACGACAGCAACCTGCAGGTGCTCTGCATCGAGGTCAAGGACGGCGTAAAGGCGGGCTGCCACGTAGACAAGACCGCCGAGGACATGGGCTACGCCAAGAGGGCGCAGTTCGACTCAAACGGACGCGTGGTTTGGTGAATGGGCGGGGGGTATCAAAAGTCTGGAGCATTCAGGCTGGAAACCGCCCTGTCACAGTTGCTTTCCTAAACGTCCAGAAAAAAGGTGACATAAATGGCACAAAGGGGCCGAAAGTCCGCTGCGAGCGTCGCAGTGGCGGCCCAGCTTGGGCCTGTTTTGGCTGAAAACCGGCTGCGCGCATCGCCGCATCTGAGCGATGCCGAGCAAATGGTGTGGGCGCGGCTGGTGAACGACAACCCGGCAAGCGCGTTCACTGAGACGCACCGGGACATGATGGACTTGTATTGCCAGCATGTTGTAACGGCACAGGTGCTGGACGACGAAATCAAGGCGTTCGACCGCGAATGGCTGCGCGATGACGATGGCCTAAAGCGCTATGACCGCCTGCTTTCCATGCGCGAACGTGAAGTGCGTTCGGCATCGTCCCTGGCGACCCGGCTGCGGATCACTCGCCAGGCGACGGCCGACCCGAAGACGGTGGGCCGTGCGCACAGCGCAATGGGCCGTTCGCGCAAGCCTTGGGAAGTGGTTGATGCAGAGTAAAATAGCGAAAGCCCCGAAGTCCTGGCAGACGACGAGGCTTTCTAACCCGATCAACCTGTACGAGAGGCCAAAGGGGCTGCATGAATTATGCGCGAATCTACGCGGCGTTCATTGACGACCGCAAGGCGAAGCAACCGCAAGCGCCTGAATATTTCGAGAAACACCACATCAAGCCGCGTTGCTTGGGCGGTGGCGATGAGCCTGAAAACATCATCAGGCTGACACCTGAAGATCACCTATTTGCACACATCCTGCTGGCGTGGATACACGGCGGCAAGTTGTGGGCTGCCGTTTTTCTGATGAAGAGCGCTGATCGTCCGACAGGCGATTACAAGAGGCGTATTGATCGCCATCACCGTGTGGTCTATGGCATTGCCAGGCGGCGTCACGCGGAAAGCGAGCGCGGGAAAGATGGTCTTAAAGGCTCCGATAACGGGAACTACAACTCGGAGCGCATGCCCTGGAGAAATCTAGACACAGGCGACAAACGATTAGCTACGCTGCATGAAATGTGGGCAGAGTTTGGCGGGAATCGTAGTGTGTGGACTAGTGCAGCTACGCCAGGAAGTGGCAAGCCGTCTGCGCTTGGATGGGCTATTGATGATGGTGTGGCGAGACGCAGAAGCGGCAAGGGAAAGACGTTCGAGTTCGTGAACCGAGACGGACGAACTTTCCGTGGAACTCAGGGGGAGTTTTGCGCGCATGCAGGAATCAGTTTGGCTGGAGGATCTAGGGTTGTTAGACATCAGTCAGTGACTGCTTGCGGTTGGCGATTAGATGGCGTGCCAGACAGGCCGCATAGCGCAAGGAAGTCAAACGGGAAGCCTGCGCAGTATGAAGCTGGGAAGATGTACATCGCAGAGAAGGATGGCATCGTAATTCGTGGCCATCGCGGAATAGTGGCGCAGAAATTGGGATCTACGGCGCAGCAATTCAGTGCTGGCGTTTCACAGATCGCGCAGGGAAGGACGCGCACTTACAAGGGTTGGCGGGTGCGATGGCAAGAAAAGCTGTTCTGACGCGCGCAGAGCGCAACATTGCATGGTGCGAATCCATGCTGCGCATCCCAGAGGGGAAGTTTGTGGGCCAGCCGTTGAAGATGGCGGAGTTCATGAAAGAGGACTTTCGCGCCATCTTTGACAACCCGCACGGCACGCGCCGAGCGATCATCAGCCGGGGGCGCAAGAACGCCAAGACCGTCGAAACGGCAATGTTGATGCTTCTGTACCTCGTAGGTCCAGAAGCCAAGCCTAATTCGCAGCTCTATAGCGCAGCTCGTTCACGCGAACAGGCTGCGGTACTGTTCAATTTGGCCGCGAAGATGGTTCGGATGAACCCGGAATTGGCCGAATACGTGCTGATTCGGGACTCTGCCAAAGAGTTGTATTGCCCGGAAATGGGTTCGAAGTACAAAGCGCTGTCTGCCGATGCCTCTACGGCTTTTGGCTTGAGCCCGCGCTTTTTGGCGCACGATGAATTGGGCCAGGTGCGCGGCCCGCGTGACCCGCTGTACGAAGCGTTGGAGACGGCCACGGCTGCGCAGGAGCACCCGCTTTCCGTGGTTATTTCAACGCAGGCGACGACCGACAATGATTTGCTGTCGCTGCTCATAGACGATGGGTTGACTGGTTCAGACCCGAGAACAGTGGTTCGGTTTCAGACAGCGCCGAAAGAGCTTGATCCGTTTTCAGACGATGCGCTGCGTGCCGCAAATCCGGCATTTGACGTATTCATGAATCAGCAGGAAGTCAGGGCGATGGCCGCTGACGCGAAGCGGATGCCAAGTAGGCAAGCGGAGTATTCAAACCTCGTGCTGAACCAGCGCGTGGAGGCAAACAGCCCGTTTGTTTCGCAGAATATTTGGAAAGAGAACGGCGCGATTCCAGCCGACATCGAGGGCGCGAGCATCTATTGCGGCCTGGACCTTTCGTCCACCACCGACTTGACCGCCCTGGTGGCGGTATCGGAAGACGGCGACGTGGTTCCCACGTTCTGGCTGCCGGAAGAGGGATTGAGCGAAAAGAGCCGCGCCGACCGCGTGCCGTATGACCTGTGGAAGAAGCAGGGCTTCTTGGAGACGACGCCAGGCCGCGCGATTGAGTACGACTACATCGCCGAATACCTGCGCGGACTGTTCGACAGGTGCGATGTGCGCGCCGTGGCTTTCGACCGATACAACATGAAGTTCTTGCGCCCATGTCTGGAGCGCGCGGGCTTCACCGAAGAAGAACTAGAGCGCTTTGTGGAGTTCGGGCAGGGCTTTGTCTCAATGTCCCCCGCATTGCGCGAGCTGGAAACCCGGCTGCTCGGATCCAAGCTGAAGCACGGCAATCACCCGGTTTTGGAGATGTGCGCCAAGAACGCCACCGTGGTGACTGACCCGGCAGGCAATCGGAAATTCATAAAGGGCAAGGCAACCGGCCGCATCGACGGCATGGTGGCTCTAGCTATGGCTGTAGGCGTCATGCCGCAGGTCATGGAAAACGCAGTTATCACACAAGGCTTTGTAGCACTCTAATGAGCATCTTTTCGAAATTGGCTGGCTTGTTCAAGTCGGGCCAGGGAGAGGTGCGCCCGGAAAACGCCACCTACAGCCCTGAAATCATGGACGCCTTCGGTATTACCGCTGCGTCTGCCGGTGTGAGCGTGACGGCGCTGTCAGCGCAACGGGTGGCGGCTGTGGCTGCGTGTCGCCAGAAGATCGCCGGTTCTATCTCCACGCTGCGCCTGGACATTCTCCGCATCGCTGACGACACCGAAGCCAAGCTGCCGCGCGACGCGCTCTGGTACTTGCTCAACGAGCAACCGCACGCCCAGTTCACCGCGACGAGCCATTGGGACAACAAGGTCAGCGAGCAACTACTGCGCGGCGACGGGTTCACCTGGATTCGCCGCCGCCCCAACGGTTCCATTGCCGAGCTGTTCCCGCTGCCCTGGGGCGCGGTGCAACCGCAGCGCATGCCTGATGGCTCTGTCCGCTACTACATCACCCTGCCAGAGTTCGGCATCACGACCTGGCTAGAACCCTCTGAAGTCCTGCACTTCCCAGGTCACGGCTTTGACGGCGTGCGCTCCATGAGTGTGATCGCCTACGGTGCGCAGAACGCCATCGGCAACGCCCTGGCGATGGATGACTACAGCGGCAAGTTCTTCGCCAACGGCGCCCATCCGTCAATCATTCTCAAGACAGACAAGCCGATGACCGAGGCGCAAAAGACCGAACTGCGCGCGGCCTTCGTGTCGAAATACTCCGGCAGCGCCAATGCCCACCGCCTGCCACTGGTGCTGACCGAGGGCCTGGCAGCGCAGGAAATCAGCCTCTCTGCTGAGGATGCGCAATTGCTGGAGGCCCGCAAGTTCCAAGTGGTGGACATTGCCCGCGCTTTTGGGGTGCCGCCGCACTCCATTGGCGAAACATCTGGCGCATCGGCGGTTGGCGCTGGCTACGAGCAGCAGGCTCGTGATTTTGTTATGCACACTTTACGGCTGCATATAAAGAGGCTCGAACAAGAACTAAACAGAAAACTTTTCCCGCGTGATACGGGAAAGTTTGTTCGTTTCGATCTTGGCGATTTGATCGAGGGAGACGCCAAGGCGCAGGCCGAATACAACAGGGCTGCTTTGGGTGGGCCGGGAACTGGCATGGGGTGGCTTACGGTGAATGAAATCCGTAAGTCAAAAGGATATATGCCGGTAGATGGCGGCGACATTATTTTCGACCCGCGCCAAGTGCAATCAACTGCCGATAACGCGAACAGTACTGTAAAATAGGCGAGCCCACAAAGCGCTACCAACGCGATGCGGGCTCTAACCACAACAACCTGTACTAGAGGTCTTCATGGCTCCACATATTCTAGCCGCAAGCGGCATCTATGCGATTGTTAACAGGCTAAACGGCAAGAGGTACATCGGTAGTGCCGCGAGTCTTCGCAACCGCTGGAAATCTCATAGAAGCGCGCTAAATCGCGGGGTTCATCACAGCAAGAAACTGCAGAGTTCATGGCAAAAAAGTGGACATGCCAACTTCGAGTTCACCGTCATTGAGTTTGTTGGGCTGGAATCGCTAATTGAGCGAGAGCAGTTCTGGATAGACCACTACGATGCAGCGGGGCCGAATGGCTACAACATGTGTCAGATAGCAGGGCGTTGTATTGGGCTGAAGCAAACTGATAGCACAAAGGCCAAAAGAAGCGCTGCGTTAAGTGGTCGAGCAAGGCCAGAAGAAGTGAAGCGTCAAATATCTTTGACAAAGCGCGGAAAGCCAGCTCATGAGCGCGCTCTGATTGCTGGAAAAGTTGCACAGGCATTGCGTTCAAGAACCCCAGAAGAAAAAGCAGAATCTGCAGCGCGTGCGGTAGAGACAAAGAGGGCGAACGGTACTCTTAAATCAAAGCCAGAGGCGATTGCAAAGCAGCGGGCGGCAATTACTGGTAGAAAACTCTCGCCAGAAGCAATAGCAAAACGCTCTGCAACGGTTAGAGCAAACGCAGCCAAACGGAGAGATGCTGGAGAAACCCGCCAATATGTGCGCCGCAAGTAGAGCAGCGATAAGACAAACAAGCACCTTCGGGTGCTTTTTTTATGCCTGAAGGGGCGACACCATGAATCAGATCATGCAGCTGTTCCGCGACAACGCGAACCATCCAAAACAGGTCACCAACCTGCTCAACAAAGCAGACACCACGGCCAGCCTGTACGTGTACGACATGATCAGCGCTGATTGGGGCGTCTCGGCTCTGGCGGTGATCGACGCTATCAATCAGGCTGGCGACGCCCAGGTGTTGAACGTCCACATCAACAGCCCTGGCGGTGATGTGTTCGAGGGCCGCGCCATCATGGCCGCCATCTCTGCATTCCGTGGCAAGACCGTTGCAAAGATCGATGCGCTGTGCGCATCAGCTGCAACCAGCATCGCCCTGGCCTGCGACGAAATCGAGATGGCCGAAGGCGCGGCTTTCATGATCCACAACGCCAAGACCCTGGCCTATGGAGACAAATCCGACCTGCGTCACACCGCTGACGTGGTGGAAAAGATCGAGAGCGCCATTGTCAACGACTACACCACCCGCACCGGCAAGGACGAGGCCGAGATCCGCGCCGCAATGCAGGCCGAAACATGGTTCACCGCCGCAGAGGCCCTTGAATATGGCTTCGTAGACCGCGTGACAGGTAAGACCAAGGTCAAGAACACATGGAACCTCGCGGCGTTCGGCAATGCGCCCAAGACGCTGCTGAATGCGCGGGCACCCGATCCGGTCGCGCAGGCAGACTCGGCAGGGGGGTTGAACGAGGACGAGCGCAACTTCCTGGAGCAGATGATCCCGCACCACGAGTCGGCCATCGAGATGGCCCGAGGCATTTTGCCGAGCGTAGAAAACGACGACGTGCGCGATCTCGTGCAGGGGATCATCCAGGCGCAGGCCGGCGAGATCGCGCTCATACAAACGTGGCTCGGTTCTGCTGGCGAGACTGCGGTCGACAACAAGAAGAAGCCGATGAAGCCGATGAAGATGCAGGCCGCACCACCTGGAGGCAATAAATCAACCCAAAAAGAACCCGCTGCGGCGGGTTTTTTCATGTCCGCAGCCAACGCTAATCGGCTGCGGCTTGCACAGATTGCATAGCGCTTCTCGCGCAGCAAACCGCTAGGGCCGGATGCCCTGACCAACCCGCCATCGAGCGGGTTTTTTCATTTTGAAAGGGTCACTATGACCGAAATCACCGCACTGCGCGAGAAGATTGCCGACCTCGCAAAAACCGCCAACCACCAGCTGGCCGAAAAGGGCTCTGCGACCTGGACGAAGGAAGAGCAAGCCGCCTTCGACAACATCGCCGATCAGATCGAAGCCACACAGGCCCAGATCAAAAGCATCGAGCGCATGCGCAACCTGGACGCCGAGAAGTTCTTCGAGAACGCGGCACATCAGGGTGGCAAGAAGGGCGCCGACGACACCATTGATGCTGTGACCGCTGTTGCGCTGTACCTGCGCCACGGGAACAACGTTACCGCCGAGCAGGCCGTGGCCATCCGCAACGCCATGAGCACCACGACACCGGCAGAAGGTGGCTACGCCGTTCCCGCCGAGATCGCCTCCATGGTGGTGGACTCGCTCAAGGCCTACGGCGGCATGCGCGAAGTTGCCCAGGTCATCACCACCGCAGGCGGCAACGCCCTGAACTGGCCCACCAGCGACGGCACCTCTGAAGTGGGTGAAATCGTGGCGGAAAACGCTGCCGCTACGGGCGCCGACATCACCTTCGGCACGGTGGCTGTGAACCCCTACAAGTACAGCTCCAAGAAGATCGCCCTGCCCGTGGAGTTGATCCAGGACAGCGCCATCGACGTGGTGCAGTTCGTGGTCAACCGCCTGGCGCAGCGTCTGGGCCGTATCACGAACCAGCACTACACCACCGGTACGGGTTCCAGCCAGCCATTCGGCGTGATGGCCCGCGCCGCCACCGGCAAGACCGGCGCCACCGGCCAAACCCTGACCGTGACCTATGACGACCTGATCGACCTGATCCACAGCGTGAACAGCGCCTACCGCTCGCGCGGCGCCCGTTTCATGCTGCGCGACACATCGGTTGCCGTGATCCGCAAGCTGAAGGACACGACCGGCCGTCCGATCTGGAACCCAGGCGATAACGAGAGCATCAGCGGCGGCACGCCTTCGACCATCTGCGGCTATCCCTACACCGTGAACGAAGACGTTGCAGCCATGGCCGCGAATGCCAAGTCCATCGCGTTCGGCGACTTCTCGCAGTTCGTCATCCGCGACGTGGCTGGTTCGACCAGCATGCGCCGCTTCGATGACTCCGCCTTCGCATTGAATGGTCAAGTCGGTTTCTGCGGCTGGATGCGCACCGGCTCCAACTTGCTGGATACCGCCGCCGTGAAATGTTATGTAAATAGCGCCACCTGAAGCGTAAACATTCACAGTACAATCGGCGGCATCAACCAATGGGGCCGCCGATATGAAAACTGGGAAAAGTTGCAACCGCTGCGGAGTCGCGCTGACGATTGGCGAAAACTGGACCGAGGGCATGGCGAAGTCAAATTCGTACATGTGCCGGGCCTGCAATTCGGCAAAGGGAAAGGCGCACTACGCGCGCAATGCCCAAAAATATATGGACATGCAGCGGGAGCGCCTGAAGACGAAAGAGGGCGCAGAGAAGCGGTCGGACTACCTCAGCCGCTTTTACGCAGAGCACAAGGATCGCTGGGAAGGCTATCGAGCCACACAGCGCGCCAAGGAAAACTCGGATGTGTGGGCCAGGTCTGGCCGGATGTTGGCGTGGATACGAATCCGCGCAGCGAAGAAGGGGCTGGAGTTTGATCTGACCCGAGAGTGGATCGCTGACGCGCTAACTCTCGGCGAATGTAGCGTTACCGGGATCAAGTTAGATCTTGGGCGCGAAGCAAACTTCAGGTTCCATCCTTGGAGCCCTTCGGTTGACCGGTTGGATTGCAAGAAGGGCTACACGAAGGACAACTGCCGGGTAGTCTGCTGGATATACAACATGTGCAAGTCCGAATGGTCGGACGAGATCGTTCTCACCTTCGCTAAAGCGCTCGCCGCAAGGCAATAGACATAGCAGTCCCAAGCAAAAGCCGCCCGGTTCGCCCTGGCGGCTTTTTCATTGCGATTCCCAAAGGAACAACCATGGCAACCAAAAAACAAACCGGCGCCACCAAACTGCGCGTGCTGGTCGAAGGCGCGTTCGGCAAGCCTGATGACGTGATCGAGCTGGAAGGCGAAGAACTTGCCCAGGCACTGGCATCCGGCCAGGTTGACGCGAACCCCGAAGCCGTCGCCTACGCTGAAAGCCTGTAATGAGCTTCGTGACGTTGGCCGAGGCCAAGCTCCATCTGCGCGCTACCGATGGCACCGATGAAGACGCCCTGATCGGCATCTACATCAACGCCGCCGAGCAGGCCGCCATCAAGGCGATGGACAGGGGCGTGTACGCCGACAACACCGCGTTGCAGGCTGCGATGACTGCCGCCCCGGCTGCGCTCACTGCCGCCACTGCCGCAAAAGAGGCTGCCGTCGCAGCTGCAGAAGCACTGGCCAACGCAGACGAACAGGCCGCAGCGCTTCAGGTCGCAGAAACGGCCTACATGCGCGCTCTGGTGGCTTACCGCCAAGTGTTCGACGGCATCCTGGTAAATGACCAGATCAAGGCCGCCGTGCTGCTGACCGTGGGCCATCTGTATGCCCATCGTGAGGACGCCGTGGTGGGCGCGTCTGTGTCCGCGCTGCCTAACGGCGCTGACCACTTGCTACAGCCTTACAAGGTGTACGCCTGATGCAAGCCGGTCGCCTCAATCGCCGCTGCACTTTGCAACAACCGGGCACTGCCACCGACGCGCTAGGCCAGCCCATCCCCGGATGGACGGACGTTGCCATAGTGTGGGGCGACATTCGCATGAAATCGGGCCTGGAAAGCATCAAGGCGGGCGCGTCTGTGTCGGTGGTTCAGGCATCCATTCGCATCCGCTACCGGGCAGGGGTGAATGCAGGAATGCGCGTAGTGCACAACTTGACGGCGTACAACATCACGGCGGTGATGCCGGATGTTGGTGGGCGGGAGTTCGTGGACTTGGTTTGTGAAGTGGTGGCGTAAATGGGCATGGCCATCCGCATGAACATCGGGCAGTTCAAAGAGCAGCTGCGCGCCACCGTGGACAAGCTCCACGCGGCCACCCGGCCCGCAGCGCAAGCGGGGGCGCAAATCATCTATGAGCGCGCCCGCATCAATGCGCCGGTCTCCGACGAGATGCACTACTTCCACATTCGCGGCAAGAAATACGGCCCGTATGCGCCGGGGAACTTGCGTGACAGCGTGTACCAGGTTTTCAGCAAGTCCAACAGCTACAAAGATGTGAGCACGTACCACATCAGCTGGAACAAGGACAAAGCTCCTTATGGATACGTCTATGAGTGGGGCAACAGCAAGCGCGGGGCGAAGTCGTTCATCGCCCGATCGGTGATTGAAACCCGCGCCCAGGTGCGCGAAGCCATCAAGGCCCGCTACATCGAAGAGGTGAACAAATGATGGAAGCCGACCTGAACACGCTGCTCAAGGCCATCTGCCCGCGCGTGTTCCCGGACGTGGCCCCATCGGGCACCGCGCTGCCCTACGTGACATGGCAGGGGCTGGGCGGCGAGTCCCTGAGCTTCCTGGACAACACCACCGGCGACAAGCGCAACACGCTCATGCAGATCAGCGTTTACAGCGGCACCCGGCTACAGGCGCTGCAACTGGTGCGGCAGATCGAGGACGCCATGCGCGCGTCGGCGGCATTCGTGTGCAAGCCGACAGGAGAGCCGATATCGACCTACGAGCTGGACACGCTCATTTATGGCGCGTTGCAGCGCTTTGAAATATGGTCTGCCAGATAGACCACTGAATTAGGCGCAAGCCACCCAAGCAAAGCCCCACCGGAGCAATTCGGCGGGGCTTTTTTCGTTGCCCGGATAGGGCGCAACCAGACCCGCTTCGGCGGGTTTTTTCATTTCTGAAAGGCCCACCATGGCACTCTACTTCCCCGAAGGTTCTGCACAGCAGTTTTCCCAAACCTTTGCAGCCGCAAAGACCATCACCGCCATGAGCAATGCCAATCCGGCAGTTGCTACCAGCGTGGCTCATGGTTACGCCACCAATGATGAAATCCTGCTCACATCGGGATGGGAAGACGCGACGGACAGCGTTTACAAGATCACGGTGCTGACTGCCGACACGTTCAGCATTCAAGGCCTGGACACCACCAACACCGGCTTCTACCCCGTTGGTACTGGTGCTGGCACGGCGCAAAAAATCAGCGGCTGGACTGCAATCCCGCAGGTGCTGACTATCAGCGGCTCCGGCGGCGACGCGCGTTTCACCGATGTGCAGCTGCTGGCAAAGCGCAACAGCCTGCGCATTCCCACTGGCTTCAACGCCACCAGCATCACCATGTCCCTGGCCCACGATGCGGCCAATGCGAACTACATCGCCATGGTGGGTATTTCTCGCAACCTGTCCAAGGTGGCCTTCAAGCAGGTCATCAGCGGCGGCGCTGTGACTTACGGCTACGGCTACATGAGTGTGTCCGAGATGCCGAAGCTGAACAGCAACCAAGTCAACTCGGTTGACGCAGCGATCACCGTCATCGGTCGCTCCATCTCCTACTGATCCCCGGCGCAAGCCACCCTAGCACCGACGCAGGCTGCTGTCTTCCTTTCGCGGGGAAGCGGCAGCTTGCGCACGGGCATTTGTAACCCCGCGAAAGACAAAACACCATGGCCAAGATCATCCTGGGCAAGCGCCCCAAGAACTTCAAGAAGACCATCTCCGTGCAGATGCTGGACGGCACCACGGGCACCGTGGAATGCGTGTTCAAGTACCGCACCAAGAAGGAATACGGCGAATTCATCGACGGCATCACCGAAGCTGCGCGCGCCGCCGAAAAGGCCAGCGAAGCAAAGGCCGATGACGCCGAGGCCAAGCCGTTCAGCCTGGCCGACTACCTGGAGAAGTCGGTGGACGCGGGTGCGGACTACATCCTGCAGATCCTGGAAGGCTGGAACCTGGATGTAGAACTGACGAAGCAGTCGGTGCAAGAACTGGCCGACGAGCTCCCAGGCGCGGCCGCCGCGATCATCGAGTCCTACCGCATCGCCGTCACCGAGGGCCGCCTGGGAAACTGAAAACGGCTGGGGCCGCGCTCTATGCCAAGGAAGAGGATGTCTCTGGAAACCCCTTCCTTGCGGCCCTTGCTGCTCGCAAAAACGAAGAGTGCATAGAGGTCTGGCCAGAGAACTGGCCGATCTTTGAGATGTTCTGCACGCTGCAGACCCAGTGGGCTGTCGGCATGGGCGGGGCGACCGGCTTGCGGTACGAGGCCGCCTATCCGCTACTGGACAGAGCGGCAAAAACCGAAGAACAGTGGGCAGACATGTTTGAGGATCTTCGGGTCTTGGAAATGTCTGCGCTCAAGCAGATGAGCGAAAACCGCTCCGAAACATAGCCACCTGCGGGTGGCTTTTCCTATTCATGGGCTCGCCACTGGCGGGCCTTTTTCATTTGGGCACCCATGACATCTGACCTGCGAATTCAGGGCGAGGTAGTCGTCAACTCGGAACAGGCTGAAAGCGCCTTTAACCGTGTTGGCGACAAGGCCCAGCAGATGGCCACTGAGGTAGCCACGTCTGCGACCAAGGCGGGTCAGGCCGTTGACAAGATCGGTGACGGAGCGGGCGCCAGCGCGGAGAAGTTCACCCGCGCAGAGAGCCGCATCTCCGCATCGATCAAGCGCGCCACGAACGAACTGGAGCTGCTGGGCAAGACCGCCTCGCAGCGCCTTGAGTTCAACATTGCAGACAAGGGCCTGGACGCTGCCAAGTTCGAGCCTGCACTGAAGAAGCTGCGCGAACTTGAAGCCCAGGCACTGCAGGCCCAGCGCGCTGCGACTGGATCGCTCGACAAAATGGGCATCAGCGCAGCCCAGACGGCCGCCGCATTGCGTGGCGTACCTGCCCAGTTCACCGACATCGTGACCAGTCTGCAGGGCGGGCAAGCGCCGCTCACCGTGTTCCTGCAGCAAGGCGGCCAGCTCAAGGATATGTTCGGAGGGGCTGGCAACGCAGCGCGCGCCCTCGGCGGGTACGTGGTGGGGCTGATCAACCCGTTCACGGTGGCCGCAGCCGCTGGGGTTGCGCTGGCGCTGGCCTACAAGCAGGGCAGCGCAGAGGCTGACGCCTACAACAAGGCGCTGATCACCACCGGCAATGCCGCAGGAACCAATGCGGCCCAGCTCAAGGCCTATGCCCAAGAAATCAGTGCCGTGGTGGGCACGCAGGGCAAGGCGGCAGAGTCTCTGGCTGCGCTCGCGTCCACCGGGAAGATCGGCGCGGAGTCTCTGAAAGAGGCCGCCCAGGCTGCCGTGCAGTACGAGCGCGCTACCGGCCAGGCTGTGGAAAAGACGGCAGAGCAATTCGCCTCTCTGCGCAATGAGCCGCTGGCGGCCGTGCTGAAGCTGAACGACGGGATGAATTTCCTGACGGACAGCACGTACAAGCAGATCAAGAGCCTGGAAGAGCAGGGCAAGACCGCCGAGGCGGCGAACGTCGCCCAGCGTGCATTCGCTGACACGCTGTCCGGTCGCGCTGGAGAGATGGAGCGCAACCTCGGCACGGTGGAACGTGGGTGGCTGGCAGTCAAGGACGCAGCCAAGAGCGCATGGGATGCCATCCTGAACGTGGGCCGCGCCTATACCAATGTGGACCAGCTGGCGGCCGTGCGCAAGCAAATCGCTGATCGAGAAAATCAGCTTGCAAACGGTGGGTTTGGCGCAAACGGTGGCGGTGCTGCGTTTGGACGACCGAGCCAAGCCGCAACCGAGCGCCTCAAGGCTGAGCTGTCCGCACTGCAGGCTCAGGCGGCCGCACTGGAAGGAGTCGCCAACCAGAGCCGCGTTGCAGCCGAGGAAGAGCGCAAGCGCGGCGAACAAGTGAAAGCCACCGCAGCCTTCGATAAGGCGGGCGAGAAGTTCCTGACCGACAAGGCCAAGCTTGAGCGCGAACTTGCCGCCGCGCGCGTGCAAGGGGCCGAGGCTGGCAAGACGCAGGCGGAAATCGAGCAGCGTCTGGCCCAGATCCGCGAGAGCTACGCCAAGAAGGGCGGCACGGCTGGCGAGAACAAAGAGCTACGCGACCAGCTGCGCGTCTTTGCTGATCTGGCGGGCGTTTCGTCCACCTATTACAACGAACTGGCGAACTACCAAAAGCAGCGCGCGGCTGGCGTCATCACCGAGCAGCAGTATGTGCAGGCCGTCGAGGCGCTGATCAAAAAGCAGCCCTTTGCTGTTGCCATCGCCAAGGATCAGGCCGACGCCACCAAGGCCCAGGCCAAAGCATCCGAAGAGGCGGCCAAAGCCCACCTCAAATACGTGGAGAGCTTCGCCAAGGGCGCCAATGCCGCCCAGCAGCAGGCCGACCAACTGCGCACCGAAGAAGCAGCCGCCGCCATTGCCGCAGGCGGTTATTACTCGCTGGCGCAGGCTATCGAGCTGGTGACCATCGCGCGCCTGGAAGAGCAGCAAAAGGGCCTGCTGGGCAACGAAGACGCATACCTTGCGGTGCAGAAGGAAATCGACGCGCGCAAGGAGCTGGTCGGCCTGATCGGATCCAAAGAAGCGCGCAAAGCAGCCGAGGATTCCGCCAAGAAGGCCGCAGAGGATTGGCAGCGCGCTGCCGACGACATCAACCGCAGCCTGACAGATGCACTGCTGCGCGGGTTCGAGAGCGGCAAGGACTTTGCCAAGAACCTGCGCGACACCATCGCCAACATGTTCAAAACGCTGGTGCTGCGCCCCATCATCAGCGCCGTCATCAACCCGGTGGCGGGCGCGATCACCGGGGCGCTAGGCCTAGCGGGCGCGGCAAACGCTGGTACATCGGCGCTCGGCACAGTTGGCAACATCGCCAGCGGCGCACGTTTTCTCGGCGGCCTAGGCGCATTTGGTGGCGGGCTGTCTGGCGGCTTCGGTGGTCTGATGGGCTCGCTCGGGCTGTCTGCCACGGGCACCACCTTGGGCGGCGCTCTGTCTGCAGGGTCCATCGCCCTGCAGTCGGGCAACATCCTGGGCGGGCTTGGAACCTTCGCTGGGGCGCTTGGCCCCATTGCGCTCGGCATCGGCGCGCTCACATCTTTGCTCGGCTCCTTCAAGGGCGAAACCCGCACCGGCGGCCAGTTTGGCGTGTCCTTCGACGGCACCGTGACCAACCAGCGCCGCGATCAGGTCTACACCTACCAGGGCCAGCAGTTCGACCGCGACTTCTCCAACGGCCAGCGCAATGCGCTGATCGCTGGCCAGGCCTACCGCCTGGAAGGCGACCCGGTGCAGAACGAGCAGGCCATCCGCGATGCGGTGTCTGGCACGGCTAGCGGCATCAATGCCTTCTTGAAGGCGCTGGGCAGCAAGGCCACGCTGACTGGCTTTTCTGCGGGCCTGGAGACCTCCAGCAAGGGCCGGGGCGGTGTGTTTGCGGGCGGTATCTTGTCCAACGGCACCGCCTTCGGCGAAAGCGGCAAGGGTGACAACTACCAGGGGACGTTGTACGAAAAGTTCAGCACCAACAGCCCGGACTTCAAGACCGCGCTGGAGAACTTCACGCTCGACCTGAAGCAGTCCACCATCCAGGCGCTGCAGTCCGTCACCGACATTCCGCAGACCGTGCAGAAGATGCTCAAGGGTGTGGATGCCGAGGCCCTGAGCGAAGATGCTGCCAACGCGCTGCTGGAGTCCATCAACGCCCAGATCGTAGGGGTACAGAACCTCACCTCCGCATTCGAGGCCATGGGCCTGGACAAGCTGGCAGAGATGGGCTTCGACGCCGCTGCGGGCTTGGCTGCTGCCGCTGGTGGGTTCGACAAGCTGCAAACCAACCTGAACACCTATTACGACAACTTCTACACCGACGAGCAAAAGCGCGCCAACTTGCAAAAGCAGTTGGACAAGCAGTTTGCAGCGCTGGGCATCGACGTGCCTAAGAACCGTGAGGAGTTCAGCCGCCTGGTCGAAGACACCCTGGCGCAGGTGGAGGTGCAGGACAAGGCGCGCGCCTCACTGTCCCAGCAGATCAACGAGGCCATCGCAGGCGCTGGCAAGGACGGCTTCACGCTGGCCGATGCCGGTGCACGCAGCATCGTGTCGGGCATCAACCCGGCGCTGCTTGGCAACGCTGAGGCAGACCCGGCACTGGCAGGCAAGCTCAACGGCTTCCTGTCGGGCATCAGCGACCTGGCCGACAAGGGCCTGGACCCTGCCGCGTTCCAGGACGGGCTGGCCGGGCTGATCGATGTCAACGCCGAGGTGCTGGGTATTGGTAAGGACGCCTCCAAGACGGCCGCGACGCTGCTGGGCCTGTCCGGTGTATTCGCTCAGCTGAACGAAAGCGCCGACGACGCAGCAGCCCGCATCGCCAAGGAGCAGGCCGACGCCCGCGACAAGGCACTGCGCGGCCTGGAGCGGGCCATCGATGCAGAAAAGAAGGCGCTGCAGTCGCAGATCGATGTGGCGCAGGACGTGGCCAGCACCATGAGCGGCCTGTTCGACCTGCTCAAGACCAACGTGCAGGAGCTGTATGGCGAGGTGGACTCCACTCGCGCCATGCTGGCCGTGCAGGGCAACGACTTCATCACCCAGGCGCTGGCCACCGCTCTTACCACGGGTTACCTGCCCGACCAGACCCAGCTGGCAGATGCCATCAGCGCGGCGCGCGGCGGCCTGGACTCCAGCGGTTACGCCAGCCAGTTCGAGTTGGACCGCGACCGCCTGGTACTGGCGGGCAAGCTGTCTGAGCTGGAGGGCCTGACCGGCAAGCAGCTCACCAGCGCCGAGCGAACGGTGAAAGAGCTGGAGGCCCAGAGCGAGCAGCTGGACAAGACGCTCGACTACTGGAAGCAGCAGATTGACATCGCAAACGGCAACTACGAGGCCACGCTGAGCGTGGCTGATGCGGTCAAGAGCCTTGAAAAGCTCATGTTCCCGGACAAGGGCGAGATCGGCACGCTCAAGCCGCAGCAGGTGGGCGGAGGTGTCAGCGGAGGCGCTAGCTTCGGCCCTGGCTATGGCAGCGCAGACAACACGCCCGCCAAGATTGACCCAACCACCGGCAAGCGCACGTTCTCAGACGGTAGCTCGGACTACCTGACCGAAAACGAGCTTGATTTGTACCGGCGCGGCATTTTGGGGGGGGTCTACGCTTCCACTGCAATTCCGAAGTTTGACGTTGGCACCAACTACGTGCCACGCGACATGCTGGCCCGCATCCATGAGGGCGAGGCCATCGTGCCCAAGGCTTACAACCCGGCGGCGAATCCTGGCATGGGCGGCGGCAATGGGCAGATGGAATCACTCATGGCTGCGCTGCTGGAGCAGAACGCGCGCCTTGAAACCCGCCTGGCAGCCATCGAGGGGCACACGCAGGACACCAGCCGCGCCACCAACGGCAACCCGATTTCCCCGGTGCCCATGGCGCTTGTTTAGGACGAAACCGTATGAACATCCTCGTCCCCATCACCATCACCGACGCCATGATCGGCGCGGGCACCACCATTGCAGAGCCTGCGGCTGGTGAAACAGCGTGGGCATCTGCTGGCGACTACGTGCTGGGCGACCGCCGCATTCGCGCCACCACCCACCGCGTTTACGAGTGCGTCCAAGCGCACACCGGGCGTACGGCGCTGCCTGAGGTTGACACCGCCTACTGGCTCGACGCAGGACCCACCCAGCGCTACGCCCCATTCGACACCTACACCAACACAGCGGCCACGGCCACCACCAGCATCACCTACGTGCTGAACCCTGGCTATTTCAACGCCATCAGCCTGTACGGCCTTACCGGCACGCAGATCGTTGTGAGTGTGAAGGATGCTCCTGGCGGCACCGAAATCTACCGCTACCCGGCTACCGGCGCTGCCAGCCTCACCGAGCCGCCCACCGGTTGGTACGACTACATGTTCGGCAAGCGCCGCCCCATCCAGAAGCTTGTGCTGAGCAATCTGCCCATCCGTCCCACGGCTGAATTGACCATAACAGTCACGGCTGCTGCGGGCGTCGCTGTTGGCATCGGGATGATCAACGTGGGCGACCTCACGCCACTCCTGGGTGATGCGGAATGGGGTGGCGTCACGGGAGGTGCATCGGCAGAGCCCACCAGCTACAGCTACATCAAGACCAACGACGACGGCACCACCACCATCAAACGGCGCGGCAAGTCCACCAACCTGCGCGCAACAGTGGTCATCCCCCGCCAGAAGGCAGATGCAGCACTGGCAACTGTGCAGCAGGTGCTCGATGTGCCCGTGTCATGGATCGCCACCACATCCCAAGGCTTCGACGGCCTCAACGTCTTTGGCATCGGCAGCTGCTCGATGAGCTACGACAGCTTCGGCATCGCCACCCTGCAGGTCAATGTGAAAGGACTCATCTGATGGCAATCGTTGCCCCAACCCCGGTTGACGCGCTTCCTACAGCGCCAGACCCCAATGACCGCGCGACGTTCGACTCTCGGGCGTACCCGTTTCAGCAAGCGCTAAGCGGCGCCTACCGCACGCAGATGAATGCGCTGGCCGATAACGTCAACAACAACGCAAACGAAGCAAGTCTTGCAAGTACTGCGGCCGTCACAGCGGCGGTTTCGGCGTCCACCGCCGCAAGCCAAGCCGTTGCCGCCGCCAACTTCAAGGGCGAGTGGCCCGACATGACCGGCCCCCTGAACAAGCCTGCCTGTGTCAAGCACAACGGGCGGTTCTGGATGCTGCTCAACAACCTGGCCGATGTCACCACCAGCCAGCCCGGGGTGTCGGCCGACTGGACTGCGCTGAACGTGGGGCAGGTGTCGGCACGCATCAGCGCCAACACCAACGCCGTGGCGGGCGTGTTTTATGTCGCCACCACGGCGGGCATCACCCTCACCGTGCCTGCGGGCTTCACGGCGGACGATTTTGTGGGCGGCCGCAACGCCTCGGGAAGTGGCTGCTTCATCAACTGGGGGGCCTACACGGTGTCTGGTGAGACGCCCGAGGCCCCCATGTCCTGGCCCAACCGTGGCCGGTTTAACGCTGTATACGACGGGAGCACCTTCGCATGATCACATTCAACCAGGCATTCGGCGGTGGTTCCGCTTCGGGGGCGCTCGGTGGTTGGGCTTTGCCCATCCTGGCGTCCAAGTCCATCACCATCGCCAGCAAGGGCAAGTTGCAGATTGCGGCCATGGGTGGCACCGGCTCCGGTGGTTTCACCACTACCGGCGGCGAAGGTGCAACCGGTGCGAATTCGGCGCCCTGGGGCGTCAAGATCATCAATGTCGCTGTTGGCGATGTGGTCGAGTTCGTGATTGGCGCGGGCGGCGCTGGGCAGACGGTGGCGGGCAGCGGCATCGCTGGCAACGCCACGCTGGTCAAGCTCAACGGCACGACCATCATGACCTGCAACCCTGGCGAACCGGGTATCAAGGGAAGTTCGTTCCCGTTGGTGCAAACCGCGCCTACCGCCACCGTCGTGGGGGCGGACTGGTGGACCGCTGGTCTTCGTTCAGGGCAGCTGGCTGCTGGTGCGCTGGGCTCCGGCGGCGCTGCAGTGGACGTGTTCCGCACGGGCCTCGGCCGCTCCACCGGCACGCAGGGCGGCAGCGTGGGGGCGGATGGCAATTCAAGTGGCACCGTATTCACTGCGCCACTGTCTCTGCCGTCCTTTGAATTGGGCATCAGCTTCCTTGGGCTCAACACGGCAGGCTTGGCTGGCGTCGGGGGCAATCAGACAACGACGGCGGGCAGCCTGTTTGCAGGCGGTTCTGGATCCATCTCTGGTTCTAACCCTCCTGGAAAGGGTGGACGCGGTGCTGGTGGGGGTGGCGGCTACTCAGGAACCACCAGCGGCGCCGGTGGCGACGGCTATGCATTCATCGTGTTTCAACCCGAGGCTTGATTGACCATGACCCAGCGAATCGAAATTCTCGAAAACGGTGTCGTGGTCGGCACCATCATTGCGGACGAAGACGCTGCAGAGCAGCTCTATCCCGGCGCGTGGCGCGTGGCCGAGCAGCAGGAGGAGCCTGCAGAGCTATCAAGCACCACCGCCTGGCTGATCGACATCGGCCCCTTCTTTGACCGCTTCGGCGCGGCAAAGATGGCGGTTCTGACCAGCACTGATCCCGGAGTGAAGGCCATCCTTGCGGATACGCAGGTGCGCAAGTGGATAGATCTGCAGCGCGCTGACGTTGCACAGAGCGTTGCCTACATCTCTTCGGTTGTTGCTGCAGTGACGCCCGCGCTGCAGACGACTATCCTGACAACCCCCGTCAACTCAGAAGAGAACCTTGCCCTGCGCAAGCTGTACTTCTCATGAGGGCGCTTCATCTGCTGCGCGATTGGTTCGTGCAAATATTCCTCGCGTTCGACCAGCTCGCCAACGTGCTGATCCCGCCTGTGGATGGGACTATCGGCTGGGCCGATGAAACCTTGTCTGCCCGCTGCTACCGCGCCCACCGTGACGGCAAGATTCTGGGGCGGTTGTTCATGCGCCCGATTGATCTGCTGTTCTTTTGGCAAGGCCCTGGCCACTGCAAGAACGCCTACATCAAAGAGTTCGGTCGCCAGAACTACCCTAGCGAGTACCGGGAAGGCGGTCCGGTGTTTGAGTCTCGCGGGAGGCCGCGTTGAACTACCTCAAATACCTGCAGGCGGCCGGTGTGCCAGATCACTACCACTCAGCCGCCATCGCCGCCCTGGAGGGCGCCCGCGAGCGCGCGCAGGGCCTCACCTGGGCAAAGTGGCGCGTGCGCCTGTTCAAGGCAAGCAAGATTGCCCGGCTGCTGCCCTGGTCCGCTGAGCGCCTGGTGGACGTGCGCCCCGACCTGGCCGATTGGGACATTGCGCCCATGGTCAACATCACCGCGCACGGAGACAACGTGCCATGGGTGGAGACGCCCGAAGGTGGAAGGCCAGCACCGGGCCAGTGGCTGGACCCTGCAGACGCGCAGGCCGTGGCTGCTAACTACTGGCTGCCAGGCACACATCCGCGCAGCCCTGAGAGCCGCAAGGCCTGGTACAGGCGCAACGCGGGCGAGTACCGCGCCTGGCGTCTCGGCGTTCCGGTGGATCTGTCCAAAGGCGTGCAGGCCTGGCGCGGCGGTGGTGCCACCGTCTACCACTGCGGCGATGCGTGGCAGCTGATCGCCCAGGACAAGTTCCTCTTCATCCCCATCGTGGCCCGCATTGGCTACGAAATCAGCAACCTCTGGCGCGAGTCGGACGGTGCGCAACTGTGGTTCCCGATCCCAGGCGCAGACCTGCGGGCGCCGGTCACTTGGTCTGTTTTGCCTGGGAGGGCCTGATGAACGATGAAAACCTGCAGCAAATCCACGACGAACTGGCAGAAGGAGACAAGCGCATGGACTCCCTCACCGATGAAGTGACAGCGATCAAGCTGGAGCAAGCGCAGTTCCGGGTAGAGCTTGCCGAGAACACCAACGCTACCAAACGTATCGAGGCCAACACGGCGGAAATGCTGGATGTGTTCGAGAGCTGGAAAGGCGCCATGAAGGTGCTTACCTGGATCGGCAAGGCCGCAAAGCCGCTGGGGTATGTGGTGGGGTTGGGAGCGTCGATTGCCGCGTTCTGGGCCGCGCTCAAGGGCGGGGTGCAGCCAAAGTGACCCCGCGCCAAAGACTCGCGGCCAAGATCGGCGCTGGGGCTATTGCGCTCGCGGTTCCTTTGGTGGCGCACTTCGAAGGCTATGTGCCCTGGGTCTACCGCGACCCGATAGGCCGTCTGGCGGCTTGCTATGGGCACGACGACCAGACCATGACGCCAGGCAAGCGCTTCACTGCTGCCGAGTGCCAGGCCATGCTGGATGAAGACCTGCTCAAGCACACCGAGGCCATCGACTGCATCAAGCGCCCGCTGACCGATGGTCAAAAGGCCGCATTCCTGTCGTTCGCGTTCAACGTGGGCAACAGTGCATTCTGCGGCTCCACGCTGGTGCGCAAGGCAAATGCCGGGGACATGGCCGGGGCCTGCGCCGAACTGTCCCGCTGGACCATGGCGGGCGGGAAAGAGCTGCCGGGCCTGGTGCGCCGCCGCGCAGCAGAGCGGGCAGTTTGTGAGGGGAAATCCTGATGCTGTACACACACGCCGCTGCCGCTATCGGTGGCGCCATCCTGGCCGGTGTGCTGGCCTGGCAGGTGCAGGACTGGCGACTTGGCGGGCAGATTGAGGGCATCAAAGCCCAGCACGCCGCCGAATCAGCCAAGGCCCAGGCAGACACCCGGGCGGCTGAAATCGCCTTCAACCAGAAACTGCAGGATGCCCAAAATGAAGCCACGAAACGCGAAACCAAGCTCCGCGCTGATGCTGCTACTGCCCGCCGTACTGCTGACGGCCTGCGCGGCACCCTCTACGACTTCCGTGCAAGTCTCCCCAACGCTTCCACAAGCGCCCTCATTGCGCGAGCCGATACCGCCGCAGAGCTACTCGGAGCGTGCGTCAGCGAATATCGAGGCGTGGCAGAGTCGGCTGATCGGCACGCTGCGGACGCCGTGATGCTGCGGGATGCGTGGCCGTCAAAGCCGCGATGA